GATTGATGCAGCTAAAGCTAGATATGCTGGATATACAGCACAACCAAACCAAGCATTAAACATGCCATTACAAGCGTTAGGTGCTGCTCCTTATAATACAAGCACAAATCAAACCGAAGGGTATTCGCCTGGTTTATTTGATTATTTAACGCCTGATTTGGTTGTGCTACATAAGCTGCATAACGCTGTTTAGCTGCATCAATAACGGCCTGCTGAACGGCTTGCTGTTGTAGTCCTTGATTCTGCATCTGAGCATCAATCTGTTGGCCCATACCAAAGCCTAAGTTAGACAAAGTGCCTAACTGACTAGCTGCACCCATACGCTGCTGCTGGCCTTGTAACTGGGCTTGCTGGTTCTGCATTTGCGCTTGTCGTGCCATTTGCTGTGAGTTGTTATAACCCTGCTGCCTTAACTGACCAGACATAGCGGCTGCACGATCTGCAAATCCACGATTAGTTTCTGATTCTGCAATGCCATGCCTTGCGCCACCAAAGGCGTTAGCGGCTGTCGCTTGTGCGCCCATGTTGTTCTGAGCTAACAAACGTGATCGTTCAATGTCAGCAAGGTTTTGATTAACCACACCCGTTTCATAGGGGTTTGAATACTGGCTCATTGTTGCAGCAGTTGGAGCCGTAATCGCCATCGGGCTAAACTGAGTACCAGTCATTGCAGCCTGACCAGCTTTGGTGATACCAGTGTTGGCTTGCTGGTAAATGTTTTGCGGGATGCCGTTGCCTGGTGCTGCCATAATAATTTCCTTTTGCTACTTTAGTCGCACTAAAAAAGTATGCTTACTAACATTTGTTTTCGTAAAAAATTAATCAATAAGGGCTTACAAATCTATTTTTATAATCATCTACTCGTCTGTCTCGCGTATCAAAATTTACAAATTGATCGAGTGCGTTGTTATTAGTATTAACAGAGGTACTTAAATCTGTAACAGGTATGTTTGTATTTAAAGTGCTTTGCCCAGTTAATGAACCTAGCAAACCGCTTAAATCGTTTACAAACCCCTGCCGATATTCTTGAGCGCCTTTAAATACGTTCATTAAATCGCCTTGGTCATTATTTACATATGCCCCTCCAAGCATCTTCTCGCTATCATCAATTCGACCTGCTCTATTTGCCGCAAGAAGTTCATTCATTACTTTAATTTGAGCCGCATCATCAGCAGCATTACCCGTTACTGAACTTGCGCCAAAGCCTAAGTTTTGAGCGTTAATAGCAGCTTGCCTCTGTGCTGCTAAAGCAGCCTCACCACCTTGACTTTGAACCCAAGCCAAGTCAGCTTCAATGTCTGCCATAGTTTTGCTGCCATCGGCAAGGGCACTTGTGTAGCCAGATAATCCAGCATCTTGAATACTTCTATCTAAATATGTGTCATACAGCCCACGTAGCTTTGTTTCTTGTTGTAATCGCGCAGCTTCTGCTGCTTCTTGTCGTAATCGCTCGGCTTCTGCGGCTTGGGCTGCTGCGGCTGCTGCTGCTGCTGCTGCGGATGTGTCTACTGTATCGGCCCCTGCTGCAATATCAGCTATTGTTGGCGGCACAACGGATGGGCTTACAACAGAATCTAAAATACCACTAGAGCCAGAAGGTAATACAGGTGGAGTGTATGGTGCGCCACCTAACAAGCCACCGCCTACACCTATTTCAATCGGTGCGCCTAATGATGATTTCCCTAATGCTCGACCTTCTGGGCTATCGTATAAAACTCTGCGTAACTCGTTCTGAGTCATGCCCTGCTGAACTAAAGGCAAGTATGTAGAAACACCTTCTAGCCCAACATTGCGACCAAAGGCTTCGTTGTATAAAGAATTAATGTCTTGAATTTTACGGCCTTCTGGCGTTAATCCTGTTGTTGGGTCAATGAATTGCTGCTCAAGCTGCTGCTTCTGGTACGGACGTTGCTGCTCTAACGTATTTAACGCCTCTGTATACATTGGCATACCCGAATAGCCTCGCATACCGCCTGCAAAGGTCTGAGGGGCTTGTATTCCGTCTGTAGCAAACGTAGGTGAACCACCACCCATTCCAAAGGCATTAGCAGCCATTCCCGTTGAATCAAAAGCAGCCGTTTGCAAGGGGTTAAATGCGGCTACATCAGCACCATAATAGGGTGTGTAGCCTATTTGGCCTAGCTCTGTACCCGTCTGATATTGCTTGCGTCCAGCGTCTTGAACCCATTGAGGTATTTCAGTTGATGAACCTGTACTTGTCGTGCCGCCTTTTGACATTCTTAAAACCTCTTTTCTAATAGAACTAACTGTGATTTCCAGCCAATATCTGCTAATGCTTTAGACCAGCCTTTTCGACCTGTCATAGTTAAACTTTCACAATCTTGAGACTTTGCCCATGCTATTACATCTGGCTGCATTGACTTAATTTCTTCTAAATCTCCACCACCTAAAAATATGTGTAAAACTTTCTTTTGTGGGTGCTTCGTTATCTCTGTCACAAGGCAGGAATTAGCCGCAGGCCATAGCTGTGATTTACCTTCGATTATACCACATTTCACATCTTCAAAAGTGTGCGTACCGCCACCATATTCAAGGGCGCTTTCTATCCAACCTCTGCATCGTTCTAGCTCATTCATTATTAACCCACGACCCAAGCCGAGGCATTTTTAAACACAGGTATAACTACTGAACCGCCACCTGAAACTGCTGCGCCAAAACTGGGTGAAGATGCGTCAGTAACATATTCTCTTTGACCCACAACACCTGTGGGCAACGCTGCCACAGTGTAACCAGGCGACTTTAATTCAATACCGGCAAACAATCCGCTTTTAGAAATTACAGGGTATCCAACAGTTCTATCCCACAATATAACGCCATCTTCTGCCGCAGATTCTTGCGAGGCTTTTTGACGTAATTGTGACCTAACTTGTATTAGATATGTTGCTAAACGCTGTGACCAATTTAGCCAGTTTTCGCCAATCGGTTTAGGTGGCATTTGTTGTAAACTCACCGCCTGCCCCCCGTCTTAACTTCAACCCTGTTAATGCCCACGCGCCAATCGCCAGAAGTGGCTGTGTCTATACGCAAACGTAACTGCCTGCCACTAATACGCAATGACACAGGATTAGACATAGTGAACGGGCCATAGCTTCGCTCAGTATCATTTGGATAGAAACGAGACTTAATCGTTGCTGTAACGTCACCCTGATTTCGTTCATCAGGTATTAGTTGAGTTATGCTAGCAATGTTCTCGCCCGAACCAATCATAATCGGGCCTGATTCAGCAAATGGAATTAAATTATCGTAATTAAATCCAACCTCATGTTCATAAATCTTTTTGTTGGTCGGGTCAGCATAAATAGGGTAACGATAAACCCCAGCGTCAACACCAGCCGTCCTAGCAAGTTGGCCTATCGTCCAAGTGTTTTCTTGATAATTAAACGAGACATAACGATTGTTTTCAGTATTGTCATCACTTGGATAGAACCAGCGAATCTCACTAAATTTAGCATTTGAAACTGCCACAACTTTAGCCATTTGAGATACGTTAATGTCGCTGTATAAGTAGTCAGCAACGTCACACTCTAGCTCTTTAACTGTGCCGCCTGAATACATAAAGAATGATTCCTTGCCCATCCACACCGCGCCCATATCTACTACAGCAACCCCCTGTGCGCTCACAATGCCACACGAAGTGCCCACACGCTCTATGCCATAAACGTAAGGTGGGCCTGAGTACGTTGCTGTGTGCGCGTCTGTAGTCGTTAGAATCAACGCTTGGTTCTGAACCTTTACACCGCACTGAATGCGTCCAACAGTTTGCAATTCTATTGAGCCAGCTTCATTGGTCGCAGCAGGAGTCCATAACGTGTTATTTTCACGATCACACCACTGAACCTTTCTTGGGTTGCCAGCAGCACCAAGAGCAAATAAGAATCTTTCATCAGTCACCATGATGCCTGCGTTACCAACAGGCGCGTTAGTTACCTGTGCGGCTATTGTACTTGTGCTTAACGTCCACTGATAAATTTTACCATCTGAGCTAGAGCAGGCGACTAAGTTTTGACCAAACGTATCTAATGACCACGTTGTCGCTGGATTACCCGTTGAGCGTTCTAAACGAGGCTCACCATAGCCGTCAGAGCCATACACGCCACCACCAAATGCTGTTGCATCAATAGAAGTTTCTGTACCAACAGTTAAGCCTGTGGGCGTTATGTCATATAAAGCTGAATTAACGTCATAAATATATAGCTTGCGGTAAGTTCCAGCAGCTATCCATCTGTTATCACTATTGTCTAACCAGGCACTTAATGATCTAGTAATGTTTGCGGTTGCTGAATCGCTTCTAAGCCTCCAGCCTTGAATCGGCTGCATTGTCCCGTCATGCCAGCGCACAAGATTACTGTCACGCCACCGCCCTTGGCTTTGCAAGTCAGTACCATTGCGATAAATACCAGCAGGTAAATCTAGTGGAATTAATGGCATTGTTAATCCTATTTCTTCTTAATTGGCTTTGCTGTCTTTGCGGCTTGCTTGAAATCATTAGCTGTGGGCCTGCCTTTGGCCCCTGCTTTTTTCATAGTTTCGCCAGAGCCAGCTTTAATGCGTTTTTTCTTAGCTGCAATATTTCCATACAGGCTCATGGCGCAGTAGGCCAGTTAATTGTTGTTGGGAAGTCTGATTGCGCTGGCAGATTCCGCAATAAAGTGCGGTACGCTGTCATTTCAGTAGTCATGGTCACATCAGAGTTAGCCGTCCAATCAGTAGCTGCTAGTAAGCCATTGCGCTTATCTCTAGCGTCTGCTGCTAAACGATCATCTGCCCCTGCTGCCCATGTTGCTTCTTCTGCGTCACAGGCTGTTTCTTCTGCTGCTGTGAAGGGTACGTTTCCTTCGGATGTTGCATGGTATCTAGTCATAATGTTTATCCTTATTTGGCTATGCCGTAAAGACGGAAAGTGCCTTTTGTAAATGTCCCACCTGACGGGAAGAATCTTATTCCAGTCATTGGCCCCGTTCCAGCACCACTATGCCGAGCCGCACCACTATTGGTTACAACTCTATTACTGCTATCTACATAAACGCCTTGCCACTGTATCCTGTGTCGGTAAGTTGTCCTTGGATTAGAAGGGTCTTGGATATAAAAAATACCGTCAAATCCACCCTCGACAGTAGAATTGGTTATGCCATTAGTTATTCTAATATGAGCTTCTGACGCTGCTGCTGTTCCAGCATAACTAGCGGTATTAGAACGGGAAGCTTGGTAATGATAACTGTAGGAATTACCATTTTGTTTATACACACCTCCCAATTTTAGTCGAGCTTTAATGAATTCCCCATTACCTGACATTTGCAAATTCGTAGCATAAATTACATAAGCGTCATACGTGCTATCAAAAGTAGTCTCCATATCTAGTGTAGATGAATTAGAAGCGGTAACAGTAGACAGTAAAGTCAGACCAGCAGGAGCAACAGTACCCCAACTTGCAGCACTACCATCAGTCGTTAGAAACTTACCAGTGTTGCCTGTCTGACTTGGTATCTCGTCTGGAGTAGC